ATCGCCAATTGTTACTGTTGTGCTAGCAGTAGAGTTTAAATTATTTGGTGTTTTTACAACCAAAAAAATTAAACTATTCACAAGAGGATCAAAAGTTCTTGGTCCTGTAACTGGAGTATCATAATCAATTGAAATAAATGCTCCGTTGGTAGCAGTTATTGCAATTGGTACATTAAAATCCGTCAATCCTATGACAGCACTAGTAATAAATGTATCAGGAACTCTATTTACTAAGTTTGCTGGAGGAGTAAACGATGGTGTTGAATCCGGAGTAAGATAAGTATCAATGCTCCACGTAGTTATAATTCGTGTACCAACTTTAATTAATGTTTCAACATTACCTCCAAAATCGGGTGAAGATTTATTGTATAATGTAATTGTATCTCCATTAGTAACTGTAGTTGGAAATACTCCAATAGATCCATCGTTAATTTTAACTCTTGGTTCTGTTCCTGTTGTGCTAATTAATTCTACAGGAACAACAATACCTCCACCTAATCCACTAATTCCGCCAGTTGGTCTAGTTGCTGATTGAATTACTACATCTGGAGCTACATTTGTTATATTCGGAAAACTGAAATTATTTGGTGTTGTTGATAAACTATCACCGGTTGTTATTTCCCAAACACTAACGCCAATTGCTTCAGCAATATCTACAGAAATAGAAATCTTTGTATTTGGATTAGTAGAAGTAGTTCCCAATAATTGTAAATATTGACCATTAGTAATAGTAGATGAAAGTGAAAACGTTACTCCACTCAAAACATTATATCCATCAGAATTTGTCGTAGTATTATTGTTATTAGATACTGCTACTCGTGTACCAAATCCAGCACTAACTTGACCAGAACCAGTTAATCCTTGAACCACAACAATATTGCTATATACAGAAGAATTTAAGGGTAAGTTTGTGATAGGTGTAAATATAGGTGCTGGATTTGGCTCATTAATTGCCGTTTGTTTGGTAGTCAATGACCAAGTTTCTTGTCCAAGACCGATAGTCAAACTAAGTCTAAGTAATTGAGCGGGAGAGTCAAATGTTTTTGCCCTTAATTGTATAGTATCTCCGTTTTGTACTGTGGTGTTTGACGGTAGCAGTCCAAAAGGACCACCATTAATACTAATAGAATATCTGTCAACACTAGCAAAATCGTTCGCACTTAAACTAACTGGAACTATTGTTCCTGGCGTTAATCCACTGACGGTAATAATTTGTTCTCCTGGTCGTAGTCCATCGCCATATGTGTATACTGTGTTGAGGTCTGCTTTATTGACTGATTGAAGAGGAAATGGATCTGGCTGAAAATCCTCGGGAATAGTTGTAATAAACCAAAACTGAGTGAGAAGACCAATTTGAATTGTAACAGTTTCAGTAGTGTCCCAAGTATCGGGGGCTTTGTACTGAAACTGAATTACATCACCTTCATCTACAAAAAGTGGATTAGTTGAAAACTGGTATGCCATCTATTATATGCTCCTTAATCCTTTCCAATCGTCTTGTTCATTCTTATCAACTAATATTGGTTTGTCGGCTTTAATTTCTACCGGAATATCTATGCCGTCAATTACAATTTTATATGAAGTTGCTATGGCATCTGGTGTGTATATGGGAGCCTGGGCTTTAAGTAGCTCTTCAGATTCTGGTATTAAAAAGTTAGTGGGGGTTTCATCAATATTTATAGGAATAGTAGTTTGTTTTGTTTCTTGACCTCCATTTCCTGTAGCTACAATCGCATAAGTAACACTAAATGGTCCAAAATCATTATATGGTATTTGTGTTGTGATTTGTCCATTTAAGGAAGCTCCTGTAGGTAAATTAACTACAGTTCCCACCACAGAAGAGCCTCTATAGTTATATGTAGGGGTTACTTTCAAAGAAATATCTGTGTTTGTTGCTTCATAACTTAATGTTCCCTGCTTACCATAATTAATGCTAACTGGTCCAGTTATTGATACTGTTGGTGGTTGGTAAACAGTTAGAGTAATAGAATCAGAATCCGATCCTCCAAGACCACTAACATTAATAGTATAAGTTATTGTTTCTGTTGGACAAATTTGACGACTTCCATTAATATTTACTGATCCAATTCCTTTATTAATGGTGGCGCTTCCTGCATCGCCTGATGTCGTCCACCTTAATGTTGTACATTGTCCTCTAATAATTGCAGAAGAATCTAAAGAAAAAGTTACATTTGGAGGAATATACACAGTTAATGTAGCTGTTCTTGTAATAGTTGCAGCTGGATTAGTAACTGTTAATGTATACGTAATGCTATTTTGTGGACTTACCGTTAATGGTCCATTAGCAGCAACATTTCCAATTCCTTGATTGATACTAATATTACTGATAGCTTCTCCAGTAACATTCCATAATAATTGTGCGGTATTACCTCTAACTATTGCGGTAGGACTTACTGAAAAAGTAGCATTTGGAGGCAAGTATATAAAATGAGGTAAAATCCACCTTTCATCTGGAAATCTATCGTCTAATATAACAATATACCCAGCATTATTACAGTTTTGAATAAACAGATCATATGATGCTTGAACAGTACTAAATCTCATACTACCAGAGGTATCAATCGCCAAAGATATACCAGAACCAGAAGGTAACCCAGCTAAATTACATATAGTAAACCAGTCGGACCTTGCACCTACATTGCCATTATCTCTTGCTACAGCTATAGGACCAAAAGCTAGAGGATCATTAATAAATTCAGGAGGTATTCTATTGTTATTATTTCCAAATCCACCGCCGCCGCCCGGATCTAAAAGATAAAATCTTCTTTGAGAAAATGTTGATCTAAAAGACAGCCAATCTGCCCTAGTTGTTGCTGCAGCTGGTGAAGATTCATCAATAACTGTGATACAAACTGGAATTGACATTATTATAACTCCCGAATAGGCTTCCAATCGTCTTGACTATTTACGTCAATTAGAATTGGTTTATCTGATTTGACTTCTACAGGAATATCTATATCATTAATTACAATTTCATATGAAGTTACAATAGCATCTGGTGTGTATATGGGAGCCTGGTCTTTAAGTAGCTCTTTAGATTCTGGTATTAAAAAGTTAGTGGGGGTTTCATCAACGTTAATTGGAATATTAATCTGATCCGATTCCTGACCTCCGTTACCAGTAGCTACAATCACATAAGTAACACTAAATGGTCCAAAATCATTATATGGTATTTGTGTTTCTATTAATTCCGAAACAGTTTTCCCCAAGGGAAGATTTATGTCAAACATTGATCCTGATAAAGATCCATTTTTATAATTATACACTGGACTCAATTTCAAACTAATATCTACTTCAGTTGCTTCATAACTTAATGTTCCCTGTTGACCATAATTAATGCTAACTGGTCCATTTATTTTTACTGTTGGTGGTTGATAAACTGTTAAAGTTACAGAATCAGAAGAATTAGTACATATTCCACTAACATTAATGGTATAGGTTATTGTTTCTGTTGGACAAATTTGACGATTTCCATTAATATTTACTGATCCAATTCCTTGATTAATAGTAGCTGCAGTTGCGTCGCCAGTTGTTGTCCACCTCAACGTTGTGCATTGTCCTCTAATAATTGCGGAAGAATCTACAGTTAAATTTGTTGATGTTGGTTGATAAACAGTTAATGTAACTGTTTTTGTTGTTGTTCCACCAACACCAGTGGCAGTTATTGTATATGTTGTAGTTGATGATGGAGATACAGATCTTGAGCCAGAAGTGGCAACAGAACCTATTCCTTGATTAATACTAACACTACTTACATTTCCAGTAACATTCCAAGTAAGAGTAGCAGAACTTCCTCTACAAATAGATGAAGAATCTAAAGAAAATGATATTGTTGGTTCAGATACAGTGTAACTAACAGTGATATATCCATTACCAGAATAAGATGATGTAGCTCCAGTCCAAGTACAGGCACTGGATCTATACCCAGAACCTCCTCCACCACCTCCTTGCGCTCTTGTATTGCCAAGTGTTACATCAAAACCATTAGCTCCACCACCGCCACCACTGGCACCTCCACCACCTCCACCGCCTCCACCACCATCAGTAGGGCAATTTTCCCCAGCACCACCATTAGTAATAGAACTAACTGTTCCTCCAGATCTTGACCAGCCTGTTGCATCATTACCATTTAATCCAGGAACATCTGGGAATGATGCACCTCCGCCACCACCGCCACCACCAGCAACAATAATCCACGCACCCACACTACTATCATAAACTCCACTTGCTCCACCACCACCACCACCAGCACCAGAAGAGCCAGAAGGTCCTGATCTACCTCCTTTTCCACCAGAAGCAACTCCAGAACCTCCAGACCCAGGAGTTCCTGCGGTAGAATCACTTGGCCCATCAGATCCAACTTTTCCGATATTTAAACTGAGATTTCTGCTACTAGTAATAGTTGGCAACGTAAATGAACCAAACCTACCAGGTCCACCAGAACCACCAAAACTTCCACCATCATTTCCAATACCATCATTTCCACCAGCACCGCCAGATGCTCCAGCAATAGATATGGAAATGCTTTGTGCAGATGCAGGAATAGTTATTGTACTATTGCTAGTATATGTTTGACTAAAACTTAAAGCCATTTTAATACTTGATAATATATTCTACTAATATAAATGGAGCAACCGCAGTATCCAATTTTCTATCTGTAGAAAAATCAACCTCTACTTGAGATGTCATTTGATCTGCAGGAATATCAAAATTATTAAATGAATATCTAAAATTTTGAACATAAGAAGTTGGTCTGATTAATCTATGAGAATGCGGTGAATCTGATGATGTATTGATGTCACTAATTTCTGTATACATACCTGCTCCACTATTTCCAGACTCTTCTCCGTCATCTTTGCCCGCCCCAATAGATCCTGCAGCTCTTCCTGCGGCGTGATTTGTACTAAAATTTAAATATATTGCG